CAACCATGGATGTCAAAGAGTTAGCACTTCGGCGCGAGGCGCTGGTGCAGGAAAGAAGGACATGGGAGGCTGACTGGCTTCTCCTGTCCCAGACCTTCCTGCCCCGCAAGATGCGCTCCCTGGAGCTGGAGGGTGATGTCACGAACCGGGGCGGGCTCCGCAAGGACATCCTGCGCTCGACTGGCATCCTGTCCATGCGCGACCTGGCAGCCGGGATGCGTGGCGGCATGACGTGCCCGGCCCGCCCCTGGTTCCGGCTCTCCCTGCAGGACGAGGACATGGCCGCCTTCAAGCCAGTCCGTTCCTGGCTTGACGACTGCCAGGACCGCATGCGGACCATCTTCCACCGGTCCAATTTTTACAACGTGGTCCATACTGCCTACGGCCAGCTCGGCACTTTTGGCACCACCTTCATGTTTGAGCTGCAGGACCCGAGAGCAGGTGTCCGCTTCCACCCCCTGGTGGTTGGAGAGTACGTCCTCGACATCGACGAGAACGGGCGGGTCGACACCGTCTTCCGGGCCTGCCCCATGACGATCCGGCAGCTCATTCGCCGGTTTGGTTTTGACAATCTTCCCGATACAGTCAAGCGCATGCACGAGAGTCCTTCCCGGGGCATGGTGGACCGCTTTGTGGTCGTGCACGCTGTCTTCCCCCGGAACGACCGCAACCCCCAGAAGCTGGACAGCAAGAATATGCCGTGGGCATCTGTCTACTATCTGGAGGCCGGCGAGGGCAGCAAGAATATTGCAGGGGGCCTGCAGTACCCGCACCTGCTTTCTGAGAGCGGGTTTGCCGAGTTCCCGGGATTTGGTCCCAGATGGGACGTGACAGGCAACGACGTGTACGGGGACAGCCCAGGCATGGATGTTCTGGGCAATGTCTTACAGATGCAGGCCATGGAACGCAGCAAGCTCAAGGCGCTGCAGAAGCTGGTCGATCCCCCGATGGCCAGACCGAGCACGACCAAGGGCCTGTCCCTGCTCCCCGGTGCCGAGAATGTGTATGATATGGGAGGCAGCAACCAGCCGATCTACCCCATCATGAACATCCGGCCCGACACGCAGGGTATCATGGTGGCACTTGAGGATCTCAAGACCGAGATCCGCCAGGGCCTCTACAATGACCTGTTCAAGATGCTCATGGATTCCGACCGGCGCCAGATCACTGCCCGGGAGATCGCGGCCAAGGAAGAGGAGAAGCTCATCCTCCTGGGCCCGGTACTTGAGCGGCTGCACGATGAGCTGTTCATGCCCATGATCGACCGGACCTGGAATCTGATGATGGAGCAGAACATGCTCCCAGAGCCCCCGGAAGAGGTGCAGGGGCAGGACCTCAAGATCGAGTTCATCAGTCTCTTGGCCCAGGCCCAGAAGATGGTCAGCACCACGGCGGTCGATCAGTTCATGAACTTTGTGTCTATCCACGGGCAGGCTTTCCCAGAACTGCTTGATGTGGTCAATGTGGACAAGATGGCTGACGGGTACGCGAGCTTCCTTGGTGTCGAGACGGACATGCTTCTCGCCCAGGATGACAGGGACGCCAAACGTGATCAGCGGGCGCAGCAGATCCAGCAGGCCCAGCAGGCCGAGCAGATGGCTGCCATGCAGGCTGGGGCGAACACGGCGCAGACCATGGCGAATACACCAGTACAGCAGGATACGCCGAACGCGCTTGACGCGCTGCTTGGGTCCTTTGGAGGTGGTGCGTGATCGAAGAAGACGTCTTCTCCGATGAGGCAAAAGCCGTCGAGCTTCGGCGCAAGTCCTCTGAGAACATCCAGGACCAGCTCAAGTACGCGCTGGACGCCATGATGGACAACCCGAACTGCAGGACCTTCTTGGCCTGGCTGATCGACAATTCACGATATTTCAAGGTGTCCTATGCGAACAATGCGGACGTATACAGACACGAAGGCATGCGGCAAATCGGGGCCGCCGTGGTCGAACTCCTTGTGGAGACCAGGCCCAACGCCCTCGAGATTTTAAAACAACACGGAAAGGAGAATTTCCATGGTTGACGAACTGAACCCCACTGCCAACGATACCACGGGCGCGGATGGTGGAGACGTAAAGGCACCGGAAACTCTTCTCGGCGCGGACCCCGGTGCGCAGGACGCACCCAAGCCCGAGGAGACGAAAACGCAGGAACCTGTAAAGCCGGTAGCCCCCGAGGCCTACGCGGATTTCACGTTTCCTGATGGTGTAGAGATCGACAAGACCCAGCTTGAGGCCGCGAAAGCCCAGTTCAAGGAAGCTGGCTACTCGCAGGAGCAGGCCCAGAAGGCCATCGATCTGCACATCAAGGGCATGCAGGAACAGCAGGAAGCGTTCATGCAGACCCGCAAAGAGTGGGTGAACGAGATCAAGACCGACAAGGATTTCGGTGGCGACAAGTTCGACCAGACGGTCCGGGGTGCCCAGCTTGTCCTGCGCAAGTTTGATACCGATGGCACGATGGTCTCCCTGCTCGAAACATCTGGTTTTGGTGACCATCCCGGCGTCGTCAAGTTCCTGGCCCGAGTTCATGCCGCCACGAGCGAGGACAAGGTCTTCGACGACCGAAACCGGGGGCTAGAAGACAAACGGCCACTTGCCGAGCGCCTATATGGCAAGGACGGCATGGGGCCAGAAACCCCAAAATAATTTACAGGAGATTTTCAAATGGCAGACACTCTCGTTCGTACCATGGCAGAATGGGGTCAGTTCTTTAAAGAGAACGGCCAGCCCCACGACGTGATCGAGTTGATGGATCAGGAAAACAGCATCAACGACGACATCCCTTGGATGGAAGCCAACGCTGAAGACGGGCACAAGTCCGTCATCCGCACCAGCCTCCCCACTATCTACTGGCGCCGCCTGTACCAGGGCGTGCCGTACAGCAAGACTGGCGTGTCGCAGGTCAAGGACGCTTGCGCCCTTATGGAAGCCCGGAACAACATTGACAAGAAGCTGCTCGACCTCCACGGCCCCCAGGCTGCTGCCTACCGTGCGCAGGAAGACCGCGGCTTCCTTGAGGCCTTCCGGCAGAAGTGCGCGACCACCATCTTCTATGGCAACAGCAACACGAACCCCGATGAGTTCAACGGTCTGGGCATGCGTTACCCCACGAAGACCAGCCCCGGCGTCGTAGACGCTGCTGGCACTGGCACCAAATGCACCGATATGTGGGGCATCGTTTGGGGCGGCACCGACGTCCATGGCATCTTCCCGAAGATGTCCAAGGCCGGTCTCTCCATGCGCGTGCTGCCCGAGCAGGACGTCCTCGATGCGGCAGGCAACCCCTACCGCGCCGTGGCTACCCTGTTTGAATGGAACGTGGGCCTGACCGTCCGCGACTGGCGCTCCGTGGTCCGCATCTGCAACATCGACACTACCAAGCTCTTGCTGAAGAAGGGCGAGACTGGCTTCGTCGATCTGCACCGCTTGACCATCATCGCCAAGAACATGGTCCCCACCGCCAAGCGCAACCGCTTGACGTGGTACTGCAACCAGGACGTCATGACCGCCCTGGAGCTGCAGGCCTCTGATGCTGGCAACGTCCAGCTCATGTACGGCGAGCTGTACCAGAGCAAGAACGTCCCGTTCCTGCACGGTCGCCCGGTGCGTCAGTGTGACGCGATTCTGTCCACGCAGACTGCCCTGTCCTAATCTTTGAACGGGGGGCCTCACGGCCCCTTATAGGAGAAACCCTATGTACTTCGATAGCTTGAACATGTTCAGCGACCAGCAGGCCATCACCGCTACCGCTGATTCCACCAAGAAGGTCCACCTCGGTGGGCTCAAGATCGCCGGCAAGATGGACCCCATCTTCATCGACATTCGTGTCAATGCGGACTTCCTGACTCTGACTTCTCTGGCTGCCAAGTTGCAGCAGGCCGACACCGAGAACGGGTCCTACACGGACGTCCCCGGCGGCGACTCTGGCGCCATTGGTGTGGCCAACCTCAAGGCCGGCTACAAGTTTGGTCTGCGCATTCTGCCCCGCGCTGTCACCAAACCCTGGCTGAAGCTGGTCTACACCGTGGCCGGCACCAACGCCACGGCTGGCAAAGTCACCGCTGCTCTGGTGCGTGAAGAGCAGGACAGCTACGAAGCTGGCCAGTACATCGATAAAGGCCGCGTGATCGCGTAAGGAGCTGAACCATGGCAAAGTACCAGACTACAGTCGATTGCTTTTTCGATGGCCAGCTCTACCCGGCAGGTTCTATCTTTGAAGGGCGCAAGCTGGAAGGCTACGACAAGGAAACTGCTGACTACTTGACGGTCCTGGACGAGCCCGAAGCTCCTGCTGCGGATCTCTCCAAGCTCAAGAAAGATGAGCTGATCGCTTTGGCGGAAGTCAGGGGAGTTGTGATTCCGGCGGACGCCACTAAGGCGGGTATCGTTGAGCTGCTCAACGAAGCCGAAGAACTGTAAACCACAAGGGGCCTTCGGGCCCCTTTTTCCAAGGGAGGCGTGATGGCGTCCAAAATCGCAATCTGCAACATGGCTCTGGGCTGGCTGGGCGCACCGCCCATCGCGTCCCTGACCGAGAATAGGCCCGAGGCCCG